ATGAGCATTTATACTTTGTCTTAAGGCACCACTAATCTTTTTTATAGTAACTTTCTTAACCTTCTTTAATTTACTAATAGTGTTAATATTGTCTTTTTCAAATTCTTCAAATATTTTTGCAAATCTATCTGTATTAGGGGATTCTTTTTTTAATTCTTCAATTATTTTATACCTTAACTTTTCTTCTCTACTTTTAAATCTCATACAATATTAATTATTAATCCATACTATCACCATCATCTAAAACCCCACTTATGTCTTCATTTTCTTCATCAATACCAAAAATTATTTTCAATAATGACTCAATAAATGCGTAACTTAAAAAAATTATTATCAATATGAATATCATATAACTTAATGCTCTAGCTGGTGAGCAATTATTTAGAAATTGGAAGAATTCTATCATTTAATTTATAATTATTTCTAATTAATATTTTTTTTTCCTTTAACGTCAATTACTTCATAAGAATGTCCACTATCCGAGTTAACATTCATTACTTCAACTAATTTATGAGCAACATTTTCATGTGGTATCTCTAGTATTTCACTGTGTCCATTTGTTAATAGAACATAAGTTGTTTTCCCAGTTGTTTGATTAACCATTTTCTTTTTAATTAAATACATAGTTTATTTTTTTATTTTGGTTCAATTAATCCTTTTTCCGTTAAGTAACGATTTATTTCAGTTAGAGCCTCTTGCTCTGTTTGCTCTCCATTTGCAAAGTTAATAAATTGTCGTTCACAATAAAGAGCGTTTTCTTCATTTATACTTGGTAATGTTTCTCTCCATTTAATAAGTGTTACCTTTTTATAATGTTCACTATTTTCATCTACTACTATCATCTTATTTTAAATTTTCTTTTCTAAGGTTAATAATATTAACCGTATATTCAAGTCTTGTACCTTCATCAGTCTCAACCATTAAACCTAATGTTGGTTGAAGGTTATTAGGGTCTAACATTAATGGTGTTAACTCCCCTAAATCTTGGCGTTTCTCTAACGCCTCTCGTATTACCTTTGCTATTTCTTGTGTCTTATCCATATTAACTATAAATTAAATTTTAACTAAGATAAAGTGGTGAACTCAGATACACATTTATCAGTCTCAAAGAAGAAAATGTGTTGCGCTTTACCATCATGATGTGTGATAACATGTGAATGTATCCAACTTGATGGTCCAATGTTATATGGTAATCTCAATAACGTAGAAGTTCCTACTGCTAGTGCCCCATCCTTTCTACCTGGACTATGGTAATGTCCTACAATAATCTTAGTAGATAAGTTGTGAAATTGCATTAACGAACCTCTTGAGCCATTAGTACCTCTATCCCCATGTTGAGCTAATTCCCACCCTAAAGACTTATAACTATCATTTCTACCAAACGCTCTAACTTCTGGTGAGTGCTTCTGAAGTATCCAAGGTATGATACCATTCTTAGCATCTCCTTTAAGAATAGCCATTGAATATTCCATATATTCTAATGAGTTCTTTGGAGTAACTGTTTTTCTCCAATCAGTGCTAACAAGCCATCTATCAATGAAATCATCATGATTTGCTCTAGCTACAATAATGTTCTCAAATTTCTTAAGTTTAAGGAAGTCAAAGAATTTTAACATCTCATTAACTTCTTTTTTAAGTGAATTACTACCATCCATCTCTTTTCTATACTGAGCAAATGGGTCCTTAATCTCATGGTGAGATATTGAATGTCCATCAAAGACATCATGTAACACTAAGTTCTTTGGTTTTAATTTCTTAAGTAATATATCAAAAGTAGCATCCAATACTGGTTGGTCGTGGTGACCATAGTGAATATCACCTAATACTGCTGAATCAATTGTCTTATTCCTTTTAACCTTACCACCACTTACATTGTAGTATAAATCATTAAAACTACCATCATCAGCTGCGGTTACTTGTCTTACAAAGAATGTTTCTTTATCTTTAATCTCCACAATACAGAACCCTAGTGTGTGATAAAACTCACCTTTCTTACCAGCCTTAGAGTCAGTGTAATTATCCACTGTACACGCTCCAGTTGTAAGCATAATCTTTGATTTATGACCTTCAAGTACTGGTATAGATTCCATATGAACCTTTGGGTGACCAAAGATGCACGAATTACCTTTAGACATACTCTTTAACCCAGATAATGGATGTACAGCTGTAGGTTGTATCTTAACATCTGACATGATTGACATGTATTTATGTACGTTATGTCGATTAGCATCTAAGTAAGGCATCACCCTCTTTGCCCATGTATCAGCTTCAGCACTGTGGACTGATGTTGGGTTCTTGTATCTTCCAGCTATAATATGAATTGTTGCATCGTGGTATTTAGCATAGGTTTCCATCTGGTCTAATAGACCATCATGCACTGGTGTATCATTTTGGGCCCAACTGATAATAACTATATTTTTCTTCTTATCGAATTTCTTTTTCTTAGCTTCTTCGTATTGTGGTGAAGCTATCTCTGTTGGTTTTGTTAGCCCTAACTTCTCGCACCATCCTCTGGCAGTTCTAGCTGACTTACCAGTGTATTTTACAAGCATAGTTTCTTTATCATCCCAAGATAGTGATTTATCTGTGTAAATCTCTGTAATAGTTTTAATTTCTTTTTTAGTTAAATTCTTGAATTTCATATATACTTTTATTTTTAATAATCATTTATTTTGCAAATATATTATATTTAATAATACTAATCAAGTTTTGAAGTAACTAATAATTTACGCATCCTTAATTTGGCTTTGTATAGATTGGATTTAGATGTTCCACAATTTAGTGATAAAATTTCACTTATTTCATCATGCGTATAACCATCCATAAAATAAAGGTTAAATACTTTTTTATAACTTGGACTTAATTTATTTACAGCTTCTATTATTTCTTTTAAAGAATACGTTGGTTCAACGTGAGAATCAGAATCTTCATGTAAATTATTTAACGCTTCTTCTGAAATGGTTTTTATAATATCTAACTTCCTTTTTCTTGTATAATCAATACAATGATTTTTTGATATTTTTTTAGCCCACCCACCAAATTCACCATGACTATCTCCGTCAAACTTATTTAAATTATTAAATAATTTTATAAAAATTTCTTGAATAAAGTCCTCACCTTCTTCGTATGATGAAGAGTGTCTCATAGAAGTTTTATAAACTACTGGGTAAAAATCATTATATAATCTTTTTTGATTAACTTTATTACCATTAATACACCCACTAATAATATCTTTAATATTACCCATTAATTTTTCTTTAAATTATCAACACTAGTTTGTTTTTCTGTCGCAATAATACCCTTAACTATTTGTTTTACCGTTGATACTATTGTAATAAATTCTTCTGATTTAGGATAAACCCCTTGTTCTAAAAAAATCCATCTATCAGCTACTGGTAATGAGTCAGAACAAACAAAATCTTCAATAATACCATCTTCTTTAGCATCATATATTCTTTGTAAGGCTGGGCCAGATAATACACCATGTGTAACAATTGACCTAACACTTTTGGCTCCAGAAAGTTTCAATTCGGTAGCAGCTTTAACCAGTGTCCCACCAGTATCACACATGTCGTCAATAATTATAATATCTTTACCACTAACATCACCAATAATAACCACACTATCAATTTCATTAGCTTTCTTCCTAGTTTTATCAACCATAACTATTGAAAGGTCAATATCCCACCTATCTTTTATTTGGTCCCTGTAACCTTTTACCCTTTTGGCAGCACCAGCATCTGGAGCACATAGAACTATATTATCACCGCAACCATCTTTATGTAATTCAATTATATACCTATCAAATAAGAATTTACCTTCCATGTGTATTACTGGTATGTTGAAAAATCCTTGTATCTGGTCAGCATGTAAATCAAATGTGATTATATGTGTAGCTCCTCTATTTTCAATCATCTCACCCATAACTTTAGCACCAATAGCGCCTCTGGTTTGGTCTTTTTTATCACTTCTACAGTATGGCATATAGGTAATTATAGGTATTATTTCAGTAGCCGCAGCACGTTTTGCCGCATCTATAATTAACATTAATTGCATTATTTTATCCGAGGTATTAGGACAAGTTAAAATGTAAATTCTTTTACCTCTAACGGATGTATTGAAATGAGCTGAAACTTCACCATCTGAAAAAGTTTCGGTAGATAATTCACCTCTAATAAGTTTGTTATCATCACACTGTTCATAATCATAACTACTAATTATGCTGTTAAACAACTCAACCCTATTGTCTAAATCAAATATTATACTTTTCATAATATATTTTATTTATTTTTTTTCCAGTCACGATTATGGTAACGAGTTTTAAACTTACCTACTTCAAATGATTTTGTGTAAAGAATAACTTCAATTGCTAATGGTAACTCTGATAATAACTTATCCATTTCTTCTTTTTTTTCATCGGACCATTCGTATTCCTCATCTTCTAATGGGTTAAAACCTTCTGGTTTACCATAAAGTATAACTCCCATATCTTCGTAATGGTCAAAACCACCGAAAGGATTGTTACCAATAGTTGTAATGGTCTCACCATTAAAATCCCTATCCCACTCTAAATGTTTTATTAATTTAATGTGTTCTTCTTTTAATTCAAATTTTATTATGCTCATGTAACAAATATATTATTTTTATATTACTAATACAACTTTATTTAATAACTTTTTTAACTTATACTGTTTATATATATTTCCTCTAAAAACCATATTGGTGAGTCTGCTCTAGTAGGACCCATAAAACTATCGAATACTGGGTATAAAAGGAAGTAGGTCAACACTATAATCACACCGTAAAAAATCGTCTTACTAGGGCCAACCATGTCAACATTTGGACTAACATAGTGGTTAGTAAATCTTAATATTATACCAGTAATCATTAAAGACCCATTAAGACATGCAAACCATGTATGTATATTTATGGCACTTTCCATACCATTTTCAAACCATATACTGAAAAATATCCAACTAAAACCACCAAACCAAAAATCTAAAAGAAATAAAAGTGAAACCAATACCCCTATAGCTATATTTTCATATTGTGCCTTAAGTTTTTCATATGGGTATATGAATAATAAAACAATAGGTATAACACTTGAGAATATAAGGCCGAATAGTAATGCAAATATTATTTTCCATGCACCCTGGTAAATAATTTCATTACCCAAGTTCCAATTTTCGAATGCGTCAAAACCGCCTTTACCATCTGATATAAATTTTGTCCAGTTACTCATAATTTTTTATTTTTTAATGTTTATGTTAACAATATTACGAATAAATTTCCAATTAACCAAATTTTTTATCTAATAAATTAATATTTTTTAAAAAATTCTTTAAATTCAACCCTTTTCATCGATATGAATTTACCATCATGTTCGAAGAATACTTGTTGCCCACTGTAGGTTATTTTCTTAGGTTCATGTTTTAATAAATCATCAACACTAATATTTCTTTCACCTTCATTAGCTACTCCGATTTTAACTGTTTGTTTTGTCTCTGCCATATTACAAATTTATAATTAATTTTTATTTAAATAACTTTATCTATTCTTTCCTCAAGCTTTTCTACTAAAACATCTGAAATACCCCACCTTTCTTCTCTTAATAATAAAAATGTTTGAACTAATGATATATGCGATTCAAATACCATTTCACCAATTAAATGTAATTCATCGTAACATTTATCATTACTTAGTTTAGCTAATAAATTTATCAGTATTTCATTAAGTTTAAATAAATCACTATTAATCTTTTCTAATCCCATTTCACATGTATTTTATGTTCATTTATGTATATATGCGCTTCATCCATTGTCTTAAAGAATAGTTCAGCACCAATACCATCATCAGTATGTTCACTCACGTACCATAAATCTTCTTCTGCTAAGTATTGGCCCAACCATCTAGCATCATTATTAATATTAGTCCATATTACTTCAACACCACACTCCTTCAACATTATTATAGCTTCAATCCATGACTCACCCCACTTATGATGATTAAAATCTGGCTTCTCAGTATATAATTTCTTAATCCCAGATTGGATGATTGCTCTTGAACAATCAGCACATGGGAAATAAGTACAATACATCTTAGCACCCTTAGTCTTAATACCTAATCTAGCCGCATTGTAAATAGCATTCCTTTCAGCATGTTCAGTCCAAAAATACTTGTTTGGTCTTTCATATCTACGTTGGTCTGTGTCATCATCAGCACCTCTAGGGAATCCATTATAACCTCTTGCTATCTCAGTGTTATCCTCTGCATCAACAATGACTGCCCCAGTCTGAGTATTCTTATCCTTAGACCATTCAGACACATTCTTAGCAGCATCAATCCACCTATAATCCCATTTAGTTAACTTTGGTTCGTTCTTTCCGCATTTGCAGTCTGTACATTTACAATCCTTATCACTCATATTTTATCTTTCATTATCTCACGTAAAGTTTTCTCAAGACTTACCTCAAAATCAATCTTACCTTGCTTACCAGTAAAAGCTATAAAATCACCTTCACCAATCTGGTACATCTTCTCTTCTAATTCATTTTCTAACCTTTCCCTTAACCGTTTTTCCCAATCTTCCATTACTTACTCTTAATTCTTTCCAAATTTCTTTGTGTAATTATTTCTTTAACTCTCTGATAAGATATTGGTGTGAAATCATGTGAATCAACACCTACATCAAATTGGTTTGGTGATAAATTAGGGCTATTATCAAACATACCATGAACGTGTCCGAACAATTGCCATGCACCCCTATGACTCTTATTCCATGTCATCATAGTATAATGACATAGGATGATATCTTGGAACTCATTGGATACTTCCTCATCATTTACCTTTATCTCAAGTAACTGATAGATACCACCATCGAATTCGTCTCTATTAAAAGACTTCTTCATGACAGTTTTCTCATGATTACCCTTTATCAATACCTTATGTCCGTTTAGACTCTTAAGTATGTGATTACAATCAGATTCTTTACCCAAGGCAAAATCACCAAGACAGAATATAAGGTCATCCTCACCAACAACACTATTCCAGTTGTTAACCAGTGTTTGATTCATTTCCTTTATATCCTCAAACGGTCTATTGCAATACTTAATTATATTAGCATGTAAGAAATGTGGGTCCGAAGTGAACCATATATTATCCGCTGGTAACCCACCAAAATTATATGGGAAACTATCTTTCTTTTTATATTCCATTTTATTCTTTATCGTTATACAAATGCTCATACTCTCTTTCGTATAACATCGTGACTCCATCCATAGATTCAGAGAACTTATCATACATCTCCGTAAGCATATCTTCAAGTTGTTCTATGTGTCTGGCCCATTCTTCCTTTTCCTTCGGGTCATCCTGTATCCGTATTTTAATACCATCTTTATCGATATATTCAGACTCAACTATATTGTCAAGTAAATCTGTTATTTCTTCAATAGTAGCATAATTCTTATTATTTTCTCTTCTCATATAACAAATATAATATTTTTATTTTAAAAACACAAATTAAAAATAAGTTTATTTTTTAGGTTTGACTTTACTTACCTTCCATCTTGTTTTTAAGTTCTTGTAGGGCTGTTAAATCACCTAAAGAAAATGTAGCTCTATTACCATCTTCTTTCCTTTGTTTTTTCTTTATAACTTTTTGAACCTCATTGTCTTGTAAGTTTTCAGCTTTACCCATAAAGTCATTTTTATTGACACCTTTTAGTAACCAACTAATATGTTTGTCTCCAGTTATGAACTTAGCTAATACCCAATCATAAAAACCAATGTAAGTATTTATTGACATAAAAGTGTCAGTATTACTACCTTGTATACCAATATTTCTACCGTTAATCAATTTATTGATTAATGAATCAACTTCTACATCACTATTAAACATATTGTGTAAATACTTGAATAATTCATCCTTGATAGATTCGTCTTTTATATCATTTAATATAGTATTTACTGATATTAAATTTTCATTAGTTATAACGCATTTAAATTTATCTTTAGGTTTAATAAAAACCTTATCAACATTAGATTGTGGAAAATATGCACGAATCAAGTGATTCATAAAGTTCCTACCTTTTTTATTTTCAAAAATATTATCTAACTTCTTATTAATTTCATCTTTAACCATATTATTATTATTTTATTTTTTTATAATAGTGATAACCAACATTCCCATCTATTGCGTAATAAGCCCATTTTATTTCACGCTTCTGAACTTTTTCACCCATTTCAGCAAACCTACTAGATTTAGCGTTCTCACTAACCCTAATATATTCATATTTTAATCCACCTTCTTTATTTTTAGAAACATTAGTAACTGTTGATTTCTTAACCGTTGTTTTATTTGTTACTCTTTTATTAGGGGTTACTTTTTTATTTGTTGTTATTTTTTTAGTTGGTGTTTTTTTACCAGAGGTTACCGTTGCTTTATTTGTGGTAACCTTTTTAGGTCTTGTACCCGCTTTTTTAGTTGGTGTTTTTTTACCAGAGGTTACCGTTGCTTTCTTAACTGGAACCTTCTTAGTCGTAGATTTTGTCGGTGCCTTTGTCGGTGCCTTTGTCGTAGATTTTGTCGGTGCCTTTGTCGGTGCCTTTGTCGGTGCCTTTGTCGGTGCCTTTGTCGGTGCCTTTTTTTTTCCAGTAGTTTTTCTAGTAGTCTTTTTAGCCATTAACCATAAATACTTTCATATAAGTGTTATGGTCAATAATATAAAAACTTTTATTTTAAAATAAAGTCTTTTTTAAAACATATTTAATTATTTTATGGGGTTAACATACTTATTTTATGGTCTTGTAAGTACCTTTCCAATTCATTCTTACCTACGAAATCTTCATAGTTAATATAATACAATTTTATATATTTATGAGCAACTTCATAATGATTACTATTCTTACAACTATCAATAATATTGTAAGCTTTACTCTTAGCTGTTATTTGTTTAATTATTTCCATTTTTTATCCTTTCGTATGTTGTAAAACTTAATTGATAATCTTTTTCTTCTGTATCATATGTATCAATAATTGCGTATTCATTATGGTTAATCTCTGGAAAATGAGTATCACCTTCAATAAGACCATCGGACTTATAACCAACCCAAGTTACATAAAGTCTATTGACAAAACTTTTCATAGCTTGTTCATAAAGATTACCACCACCTATTACAAAAATCTCTTTCTCTTTGAATGTTTTAGCTATTTTTAACGCACTGTCATAACTATCACAAACCCAAACACCTTCATCAACTTTGTTCTTGTACTTTGGGTATCTAGATAAAACAATGTTTATTCTGTTTGGTAAAGCTTTACCAATTGATTCATAAGTATTCCTACCCATAATAACAATATTATCTCTAGTTCTAGCTTTGAAGTACTTTAAATCTGTTGATAAGTGCCATGGTATTTTACCATCCTTACCAATCGCTCTAGTCTCAACTGCTGCTGCTACGATTATATTTACTACTGCTATACTCATGATTTAAAAATCTTTACATTGTTTTATTTCACTCAATTATTCACCTAATTCATTATTTTGTCGCTCCACTTCTTCATTGATGGTTTGGTCAAGTTGTTCGTTAACCCAATCTAAATTATCTTTGGAAATGTTCATTTCTTTTAATTGATTAAGTAATTCACTTTTACTTTTATCCATTTCTTCTTTTGTTCTTTTTGTTTCCATAATTTACTTTATTTTTATTTCTTTATCTATTGGGTAATATAACTTTTCCCCATTTTTAATTAATTTACCAATTATCATTGAATTTAATTTACCATTTAACATCGCAAAAGGTTCATCTGTTTTATTAAATTTGAACCCATTCCATTTCATTATTTTACTTGTTAAATGATATATTTCGTGAGTTAATGTATCTACATCAATACCCTTATCCATTTTTTTTACTAACACATAAATTAACTTATCTTTTGGGATGAACTCTCCAATAACAATTCCGTCAAAATCAATTTTATTAATCTTATAAAGTTTTTTCTTATTATGTTTTTTCTTTATCTTTTTAACGGATTTGTCTAAATCATAGTCAAAGTAAAACTTAATTTTAATGTCATATAAAGGTATTTTTAATTTCATTCCTCAAATACTTGTATTTTTGCATCCACTTCGGTTAGTTCACTCCAAGTACCTAAATACGTTACTGCCCTAACCTTCCTATTGTCAATCCAAACATATTCTTCACCATCTTTTATCCTAGGTTTATCCATAACAAGACCATGATATTTGAACCCATGTTTATCTAACCATATAGTGGTTATCATCCTATCCTTAGATTGTCTAGCAGTGAAAAATGTAATGTGATGACCTTCATCATACCACTTATTTATTATAACTTTAGAATCTTCGAATACTTCAGCATCAGCATAAAGATGAGAATCCTCATTCTTTATATCTTCACCTACTGTTCCATCAATGTCAATTAAAAATACTTTTCTACTCATAATATTATATTATTTAAATTTTCTAATTTTGAAACTCTAACCATCTTTTCCAACTCACTTATAGAACATGATGACTTATACATCTTCAAAAGTAATTCGATTTTATATTCATCATCTAATGTTTTAATCTCAACATCTTGTAATAATTTATGTGGTCCATTGTCATCACAATTACAACCGATTAAACCCATTAAGTCATCACGCTCCCAAGCATCCATGTTCCAGCCAATATAATCTTCAACATCTTCGAAATTTACATCCTTTTCATAATAAGCGTGGTTTTTAATAGCATCTTCAATTCTGTAGAAGTCTCTACCTTCTATATCTAATTTTTCTAATACAGCTATGATTTCGTCTATTAATTCATCATCATAACCTTTATTCTTTTTCTTATCCATATTAATCTAAATCAGTAATTTTTAAACAATAACAATCACCTTTAAAAGTCCAGGTACAATTAGGTATTGTATCATCCACTTCACCCTTCTTTCTAAAGGTGGCTTGATTGAAGAATTCATCTTTCTTTTTCCACCCAACAATCCAACCCGTTTTTATGTCAGATAGGATTACAACAAAGCAATACCAATCACACTTTTGTTTGGTGTTAAAAGCAAATATATTATATGTGTGGTGAGATTTTGGTGGTACGTTTTGTTTTTTAGTTTTAACATCCACCTTCTTACCTTTTATGATTAAATCATAATTATAATCACCAATGTATTCAGCTCTTTCACCGTAATAATCTAAAACTATTATTTCCCCAAGCGCACCAACTTCGTTGCCTTCACCTTTAGTAACTGAACCATTAAGAACGTTAAATTCATATAACTCCTTACCTCTTTTTCTTTGTTCGTCAGTAATATTAATCTTAATCATAACACAAATATAAGAGATTAGGTTTTAACTTTCAAGTTTATCTTGATATAATTTGTGAATATTTTTAAAACACCAGAAAGAACCAAGTAAACACATAATAAGGAACATATATAATGTAGTTATTCCAGATTGTCCATGAATACTTAGATGTAAATCATATATACCATGTGTGATGGTGGCAGCCAATAATCCAATAATAATAAAAAACCTTCTCTTTAGTTTATCAGCGGTAAGTATTATAATATCAAACATTGACCTGTTTTTAAGTCTTGGTTTAAGTCTACCTAATGCAATCCAATATCCCATGAATAACCCAAATACCATGTGACCTATTACAGCCGTAACTGAACGCCATAATATTGTGTCGGTTGGGTCTGGTGACCTCATACCATATTGTATATTTTCTATAACAGCAAATCCTAATGAAATCATACCGACATAAAACATAGTACCTAGAGGGTGGTCCTTACATTTTTTTTTGTTATTTCTATAACGTTCTAAAATGAAAAAAGTAGTAACTTTGGATAATTCCTCAATAAATCCGATTTCAATGAAGTTCTTGAAATGTAAATAATGTAATGGGTATAATAATGGGTCTGAAACATATTCCGCTAGGTTAGTCCATACAGGAAACAAATTAAAGAAATAAAGTAGTAGTCCGACAGATAAAAATCCACCAACTAAATAGAAAAGCCCAGTCTTAATGTTAATAGTCTTATAAGGTACAGTTATGTAAATTATGAAACTATATATGATTGCTGGGAGTAATGATAATAGTATAATATTAATAATCCCCATACTAATAAATATGTATGAGGATTACTAATCTTTAAATTTTATGACGAAAAATTATATTCTTTTTTCGAACCATCTGCTTTAGAGTACACAATCTTGTGAGGTTTAACCTTTATTGGTTTAGCTAATGAAGTTTCATAACTTGGCCCAGTTCCAGGTTTTACATATGCAATAGTGCAATGTGGGTGATAATCTGGGTAGTCAGTTGTATGTGGTAATTTAGTAAACATTGCATTCATTTCATGTAACCCTTCACCTTCAACATCAAATTTAACTACATCAAAATTCTCATTTTGGAATAACGATATATTCTTAAGAGTTATTTCTGGTGCTGTCATCTTGGATACTAGTTCCTCAATAGCCTCATCTGAGATATCTGAATGGAGTCCGTAAAGTATTGTTACATGCGCTTCATCATGTGGTTGAACACCATAACTTCTATCACCTTCTGGTTCATAGACATCTTCTTCTTTCATAGTAGTAAGTCCACCCCATACTTTTTCATTGATTGGTAGGTAGACCATCATACAACCATAGTCATGACCACCAGTTCCTTCATTAATTACTTCTTTATACAAATTAGTTAATTTCATAAATTATGTTTTTTTTACCACCACCAATACATTCCTTTGGTTTTGTAAGTCGAATAATAATCATCGTCTAACTCACCATTGTTAAATGTGTTAATGATTTCTATATTTTCTTTTCTGTGTTTTCCTTTAGCTTTACGTCTTTCAACATTTCTCCACCATTTAGGGCAAGAATACCCTCTATATGGTTTAGGTGTTAATCTGTAAAGCTCTTTATCTAACTCAGCCTCAACTTGGTGTAGAATTTCATCATGTTCTCTATAGTGTGTTATATAAGAACGAGACTTCTTCAATACCAATTTCCAAGGTTCAATATCAACCTTGTATTTAGGTCTCCACCAGTAATTCTTATCACTAGTATCTAACCTAAAGTATTTCTGTAACACTGTTGGGTATGAGTGATAGGTAGATTCATCGATAAGTCTAAAGTGAGGTTTTAAATCTTGCCACTTCTTATTATTTTTTCTCCACTCCTTAACTCTGAAGTCTTTTCTTTTAGACCAAACTTCTACACCTAGATTATCAATAATCCATTGTAACACTTCAGCCTCTGGACTTCTACCAATGTCATCTCTTAATACCCACTCACCATTATAGCCGTGGGGGATAGGCTTATCCAATTCAACCCATGCTTGGTTTCTTTGGTCTTGCCAATTCTTGTAAAGCTCATCTTTTACTCTGATGATAGCTTTCTCTTTTTCGTAATACTTGTTTTTTCTCATAGTTCATATAAGGTCCTAGCGTTAGTGCTAGGCCTTACATGAATAGAGTTCCTTTTTTTACTGCCATATTTCTTTTTATTTAAAGTTTAAGGAAGTGTTTCCTCGTAATCTTCATCATTCTTAACTTCTATGAAATTATCTTTTAAATAATCTACACACATCTGCGCAGCTTTATCACTATTAAAATATTTACTATCTTCTGCTAATTGTATTAATGTACCTAAAGCATTACATATAGTGGTCATGTCATCCAACACCATCTTTTTAGCGGTGTCATCATCATTAACATTTTCAAGAAGGTTTTCTGGTTTTGTGATACGTATAGGGTCTTCCCTTTCAGTATCCATATCTATCATAAGTGTATTTTTCATATAGCAAATATACTATTAAAAAAATTAAATGTCAAGTAATTTATAATTTAAATTTGGGGTGGTCCAGTCTAATCTTCTGACCTTCTAAGAAATTACTTAACCTTTCTTTCTGTTTACTATTGATTTTATCTAGTATTTCATCACCTTTGTAGTTCATAACACATTCTAGTGAACAATATTCCCATGTATATTCTTTACCTTCAAATACTTTTTCAACCTTCATATTTAAAACCTTACCCTCTTCGTAAAGTTTACCACAATTACAACATTTTTTTTCCATTATCTATATTTTGGTTATTTATTTTCTCAATAAATCTTGTCTAGATGGTTTGTTAGCTTTATGTAAAGCTTTCATCTTATCATAGTGTCCAGACTTCTTATTGGTTGATACAGCTTTACTAGCATCGGAACCTTTAGGTTGACCACCATGTATTAATAGTGCGAAGTTCTCATCACTACAACATGCAATAGAATCATCATAATCAATTCTT